ATACATAATATCCCTGTGGGGGATTTGTCTTGGTAAATAACATTGCTGTTGCTCCTTCAAGCGATAGAGTAAGTGGGAACGCCAATTCCGTGACTTACACTAATATTTATCTTTTCCTTGACAATTACTATAATTATGCTAACATAATCTTAACAAAGGAAGTATAAAACTATGAATGAAGCATTAGCAACAGCCCTTATTAATCGTGGCGTCGTTAACAACAAAACTCGTATCCTAGCACGTTGTCCCGTAGCAGCTTTTGGTGGCATGCCGATGGAAAAACGTTTGTTTCTTAATGTAGATCGGGTTGTGAGTGATGAAGGCACAATGAAGTTTATTTCTTCACATCGTAGCGGTCGCAAATTTAGTGTTCCAATTGAAAAGATTGAAGAAATTGATGGCATGGAACCTACACGCCTTGGTCTTGCCTATGATATTAAAGCAAATGGTTCAGTGCGTGGTGCGGGTAAAAAACGTGGGCGTAAACCTAGAATAAATACTTTGGAGAATATCAATGGCTAAACTATTTGAAGAATCGATTACAATTAAAGTATCACAACTAGTTGCAGACAAACAAACTGCTGACACAAAACTAGATAGCGATACAGTAGACCAGTTGGTTGCAGTTATTCAAGAACTTGCTGGTGATAAATGTTTAGTAGAAGTGGAAAATAATGGCTAGTTTACCAACCGTAGTATTAAGTGCAACAAGTTATGGACAAGTTTACCCCCCGTATGATGGTGTAAGCACTACTTGGAGTAGCAACAAGTTCAAAGGCAATGGATACTATGGTTATACAGATGGTTTGCATACTGTCAGTTATTTGTTAAGCGCCTTTGTTGGCGTATTAAAATTCCAAGCAACCTTAGTTACCAATCCTACAGAAACAGATTGGTTTGATATCACATCTACCGCAGTTGGTGATGGCACTAATCCTGTTAGTGGTGGATATTATTTTAACTTTAGTGGCAACTTTGTTTGGTGTCGTGCACATATTACAAATTTTTCTGGTGGCGTGATATCACGAGTGCTATATAATACATAATACTCAATTAACGAAAGAGATAATCAATGAACGACGATACAACTGCTCAGCAACAGCCTAATGACGCTACGTTTGGACTACCTCCAGAAGCCCTAGATTTTCTACGCAAGCAACATATTCATTTCTGTCTGCCAATGTATGGTGGTCTTTGTAATGAAGCCACCTTTATTGCAATGATTAAGTTTGGTATTATTGCTGGCAAGATGGGTCTTAACTATAGTATTGATACTATGGTCAATGAATCACTTATTACTCGTGGTCGTAATAACCTTGTTGCAAAGTTCTTGTACAACCAAGCAGCAACTCACCTAATGTTTATTGACGTTGACCTTGGATTTGATCCAGAAGCAATTATTCGTTTACTACTCGCCAATCAGGATGTTGTTGGTGGTGTGTATCCGATGAAGCGTATTCCAATTCGTTATGTAATTAATACGGTTCCAAATCCAGTTGTTATGGGTGATCTTGTTGAAGTTAGTACACTTGGAACTGGTTTTATGATGGTAAAGCGTCATGTAATTGAGCAGTTGATTAATTTACACCCAGAATTGAAGTATCGTGATAATATTGGCATTGGTGCGCAGTATGAGCCACTTATGTATGGGCTATTTGATACCATGATTGACAAGGATGACAATTATCTAAGTGAAGATTGGACATTCTGTTATCTATGGCGTCTTGCAGGTGGTAAGATTTTTGCTGATACTGGCATTAAACTTGACCACACTGGCTATCACAAGTATGAAGGCAATGTTGAAGAACTTAAAAAGGTATTGACTAATCAAACGTCAAATGGTGGACCTCACCATCTTGATCCACAAAGTCAACCACAGGCTGCACCAGCCGCACCTACTGCTGCACCACAGCCTATTAAGTTAAAACTAGGCAAGAAAAAGGACTAAACAATGAGTGATGTGCCAGATACAGAATTAGTAGAATTTAAAATTGTGCTAGATAGTATCTGGCACAATGCTCCACCGAAGTATGAAGTATTAATTGATGATGCAGTTCAATCATACGGTGTTGTAGAAGAAAAATCTAATAACGGCGAAGAGAAAATTATATCTTTTTCTCTTGACTTACCAGAAGGTGATCATACTCTTAAGATTAGATTAGGTGGTAAATTGCCAAAGCATACTACGGTTGATGATAGTGGTAATATTATCTCAGATCAATTACTTAATATTAAACAAATAGAAATGGATGAAATTGAATTAGATTATCTGTTCTATTCACTTGGCAATTTCCATAAGCAAACAGGCATTGTTGATTCAAAACCACAATACGATGAAACACCTCTGCCTGACAAATATACCAATATCGGTTATAATGGCGAGTATCGTTTGAAGTTCTCTGTTCCTACCTATATGTGGTTTTTAGAAAATTTGTAAATCTATAAATATTTGATGTTCATAAATCAGATTATTAGCGAAGCCCCAAAAGTTGGTCGTGCATTTCAACATGTAGAAGACCTTGTTCTTATTGATGGCAGCAGTGGTGCTAATACTGCCATTTCTCGTCTTTCAACACTTGCTAGTAATCCACAAACCATTCGTTGGAAGTGGGACGGCAAACCGCAAGTATATTGGGGGCGTGAACCTGATGGCAAATTCATCATGGTTGGACATAATGGTTGGTTAAAGCCAGACGGCAGTGGTAAAAGCAATAGTCCACAAGAACTTGTAAAATTTATTATGAACACTGGCAATGTTGCACCAGATAAGCAAGACGAACGCATGCGCTTTGCCAATGAATATGCCAGTTTATGGGCGTTATTTGAGGCAGCAACTCCTAGAGATTTTCGTGGATATGTTTATGGTGATTTGTTGTTTATGCGTCGTCCACCGCTAGAAAATAACGCATATACTTTTACTCCAAACAATGTTCAATATAGTGTTCCTACATCTACTGAACTTGGGCAACGCATTTCAAAGGCAATTGCAGCCGTTGTAGGACATGCATATTTTCCGCAATTTGGTATAGGCGATGACCAACAACAACCTATTGATGACTTTACGCCATTTAATAAGACACAAGGACTAATTGTGTTAGGTCCACGATATGCACAACAACCTGTTAAGATTGATACAAAGAAACTACAAGACCTACAAAAGTATGTTGCAGTTAATAAAACCGCAATTGATAATTTTCTCAATGATGAACGACTTGCTGCTATGAAGATGGCAGGATTTAAAGGTGTTTTATATAACTTTAATAATACCATGGTAAGGCAAGGAAAAGTTTCAGACCTTGCAAATACATTTGCATCTTGGTTGCAAGGTAGCAGCAAACAATCTGCGCCGATGCAACAGAAAATTACAGATTGGATTGCGCAAAATCAAAAAGGTTTTATTGCTACTTTTGCGATATTAGAAAACCTTCGTGATGTAAAAAACCAAATCATTGACCAAATTGATAAAGAATCTTCAGACATACAGCAATCAACCCGTGGAGTTCCTGGCGGTGAGGGCTATGTTCAATTTGGTCAACCAAATATAAAATTAGTTCCGAGACACCGCTGGACACCAAATTAACCGCAGTTCAGTATACAGATAAATATTTTATCTGGATAATATAATGACCCTAACAACACGCACTAACTTTGCCGAAGCATCTGGTCCTCATGTAAGTTTTGCATTTATGAGAAGTAATCCTCCCCATTATGGCCATAAAGGTGTAATTTCAACAGTATCTACATCAGCAAAAAATGGTGCTTGGGCATTATTTTTTAGTAAAAGTCAAGATTCCAAGAAAAACCCGCTTGATTATCAAACAAAATTGAAGTGGATTTATGCGCTATATCCAGAAACAAAAAATCATATTGTTGAAGACCCATCAGTAAAAACATTTTTAGAAGCAGCAACATATCTTTATAACAAAGGTTTCCGTTCGGCTACATTTATTGCTGGTGAAGATGATATTGCAAACATGCGCCCAGTTCTGGAAAAATATAATAACAAAGAAATGGGGCATGGATTTTATAGTTTTAATCCATTAACATTTATGGAAAGTCCTCGTTTAACTTCTGCAACAAATGCCAGACAAGCAGCAAAAGACGGTGATCCAGATGCCTTTGAAAGAGCAACCCAAGTTCCACAAAACCTCGTTGTTGATGGTAAAACGCTATTCCAAACTGTGCGTTTAGGTCTTAATTTACCAGAAGACCCGACTGCAAATGAATCTTTTAACGAAAGCATGTCAGAGTCTGCACCTGATGTAAATTATGGAATTGGAAAGAAGCCAAGTAAACTTTTTACTATTGGCGATGTATATGGCAAGAAAAATACAAAAGTGCCACATGCCTATCTACATACAGGCAAAAATAAAAAACGAAATAAAAAATTAGGTATTCCAGAAAGTATTAACCTGACAGTTGATCAACTTGCACACATTAGTGATAAAGTACTAGATGATGCCTATCACTATGGGTTATCTACACCTGGCAACAACTTTGGTTGGTTGGCAAACATTGAAAGTGCCACTGCTGCAAAGCGTATGATTGATAGTGGTATCACTGATATAGAAGCAATTGCCAACGCTATCCACGATGGTTGGAATAAGACTGCCGTGGCTGATTATATGGGAAAATTGCAGTTAGATATCCCGACTATAATGGATAAGAAAAAGAAGCGTTATGCTCTTGCCCAACAAACTTACGCACAGTTGCCAGAAGTAGAAAAAGAAAAAGATCGTGTAGTTGCTCGTGCTATGTTGAAGGCAATGGGTATCGTCACCGAAGCACCAGGTATTGGTGGCGATTGGGGTGATAATCCTAAACTTGTCAAGCGTGGTCGTGAGCCATATAAACCTAATGTAGATGATACCTATTACGGTTCTACACATGGTATAGACCTTGATCTGTATGGTTTGCCAAAGTATGAATTAGATGAAGACCTAACTCCTGACCAATGGGCAGAGTTGCGCATTACTGATCCAAAAGCCTATATGGGCAATAAGGATTATGCCAATCGTCGCTGGTGGACACTGGAGTTTAAGAAGGCTCGTGCTGCTGCTCGTGAGAAGGGTGCGCAGCGTTTTGAGTTTCCACCAGGCAGCAAGAATAGTTACATGGTTGCACCTGACTTGGCGAACGAAGGTAAAGTAAAACTATATACTGATCCAGACTATTTTGGTGCAGAAGTAGATGATAGCGGGTTTGATTCATTGCCGATTATCAACATTCCTACAAAAGAACTTGTTGGGTTTGAACCTGATACAAAGATGAAATTACCAAAAGCCCAAGCAAATGTTGCGAAAATTATAGATGGTCTAGAGAAGAATGAAAATATACCACCTATTTTAGTCCGCAAATACAAAGGTGGGTATCAAGTATTAGATGGTCATCATAGATTTTGGGCTTATAAAACACTTAAAAAAGATAGTATACCCGCAAGATTAGTTCCTGACAGTGACATCGAAGAAATTAGCAAAAACAAAGTCAATGAAGCCACAGAAAAATCAACCAAAGCCGAAGCAAAGTATCAGGCAATGCCTCGCAATGGTCAGCGTTGTGATCACTGCACTATGTGGCGTCCTCCGCATGGTTGTAGTGCTGTTAGTGGCAAGATTGCGGCAAACGGTTGGTGTTCATATTATAAGCGTAGTCATCGTAAAGATTTAGATGAAGCGTTACTACGCAATGACATGTATGGCGGTTGGATTGAAGATGATGGGCTTGTAGGTTATGTTAACTTTGGCAATGGACATAGTATATGGGACGGTCATATAGGTTATCTACGCAATGCTGGTATAATCAGCAAATATGATGATGTTACGATGGATGCAATGGACAAGGAAATGTTCGCCCAAGACTGGGTAAGATTTATTACCGATACTCGTGGCTCAATGCAGTCGTTAAGTTTGAATGGCAATCTTAATGGATTGCGTAAACACTATCGTATATATGCACAAACAGTGCTATCAATGCCAGCGGGTTCACATGTTTATATTGACATAGCAGACCAGAATAAAAATATTACACTTGCAATACCTGAACAAAAACGAGAGTTTATGAAACTGCTTGGACCACAGTCGCAAATAGCAGCACAGCCCCAAGGTGAATTGCAAACAGAATCACAACTTGACGAAGCAGCATCACCAGTGTTGTTCCATTATACCAGAGATGGTGGAGCAGCATTAGAT